GTATACTTTCAGTTTTTAAAACATAAAAAAAGACCCCTCCCGAAGGAGAGGCCCTGTCAAACAGCTCTTTCCGAGTATATCAGGAAGGAGAGGTGCTGGTGTAAGTGGAGGACTCGACGATGCCGTCGGGCTGCAGTGCCAGGTCGGCACGCTCGGGGGGCTCGTCGGGAATGATCCAGCAGACTTCGCAGATAGCGAGAGCCTTGTCATCACCAGACAGTTTGTTGGCTGCGGCACGGGGGTCATAGACACCAGAGCCTTGAGCCAGACCAGAACCGGCAACGCCGCCCAGGTCAGTCGTGGTGAACAGTTTCCACTGAGTCTCAGATCCGAGAGCAGCCCAGCTGCTGGAATCAAAGATGTTGGTGGAACCAGTGCTGCCGTTAGCGATGGCGCTGTTAGCACCAGTGATGGAAGCACCGAACTGACCGGAAACGACAGTGCCGTCATCCTTCAGACCAACGCCCACAGCGGGGACAAGGGTCAGTTCAGGAGTCGCGTCAGCACCTGCGACGCCGCTGCTCACGATGTCGCCGCCGCTCAGGCGCAGGGAAGCGCGATAAACGTAAGCGGTAGCAGGGACTTTGATGCCATCGGTGATATCAGCCCGGACATCCTTGTGGAAGTCGGGAGAAGGAACGATGACGTCGCCGTTCAGGAAAGGCTGCTCAGCGGAGTTCTGACCAGAGCCGTAAGGCTTGGTGTAGTAGCTCAGCTGATTGTTGGTGCCGAGAGCCTGATAGCTCAGGTCGACATAACCAACAGCCTGTTGTGCGATCCAGCCAGGCTGGAACACAACGCCGACAGGACCGCCAACCGGTTGGTTGGTGAAGGTGGAGTCGACACCGTTAGCGTTCTGGAAAGCAACGGATTTCTCTTCGTGCCAATAACGAAGAACGTTGGTGTAGTTACCAGGATAGATCTTGGCAACGTGTAGCTGGTTTGCGTTAATAGCCATAGTTAGTTACCTCCTCAAGCGTCGAAAGAGTAACCAACGGTCACGAAGTCTGCGTTGAGCAGTTCGAAACCAGCGTACAGGCTCCAGATCATCATGATGAATCGTGAGAAGTCATCATTGTTGTTCAGGAGAACCTGAGCGTTGTTGCCGCCGATGCCGACGCCAACAGACTGAGGACCGAAGAACATACCGATCGCAGCGTTGTAATCAGCTGCTGCACCGGCAATAGTTGCGTTCTGCGTCTGAGTGGGCATGTTGGTGGATTCGAAGAATCGCACGCCCTCAAAAACGAAGCCCGTGGGCATAATAGGCTCACCAGCAACGAAAGTTGCCTGACCGAAGCCTTGACCCATGTAGATGCTGGCGTTCGGCTGCATAGCCGACATCAGCGGGTTGATTTGACCATTACCGGGGTAACGGGCCACCTCACGGAAGTCAGAGTTCTGACGGAGGTGCATCAAGAATGTAGGGTCACAAACGCAGCGGTAGAACCCGTCCTGGTAGGTAGGGGTGTTGCGCTTACGCAGTGACTTGACCACACGGAGGAGGTCATCTTTAACGTCGAACTTAGCTTGCTCGGCGTTGGTGTAAGTAAGAGCGCCAGTAGCCAGATCGCCGGGGAAGTAGTAACCGCCCTGGGTATCGGAAGACTGACCCTTAGAAACAGCTTTCAGGAGCTCGTTGATGAACACCCGATCGCGCCAGCGCCTGTAGTCGTCTAACAGAGTTAGAGAACCGATGGACTGGTGGAAGGTGGTCAGGTTGCCCGTATCAAGCAGCAGACGCTGCGCGGTGATAAGGGTTTCCCGAGCAATTTTGAAGGTGGAAGGTTGAGTCGGGTCAGACGGATCTGCAGGTCCCGTGTACTCTTTCAAGGTCACAAGGACCTTGTCCTTCACAATATTACGGCTGTTAGCAGTACCGATGGTCTGCTCAGCAGTGCGCTCCCGAGATTCCTTAGAGCCAGGGTTACCGAAGAAGCGGTAACGATCTAACTGAACCGTCTGACCTGGCTGCTTCGAGAAATCATGAACGACCACCGGTTCGGCAGCCATCTCAACGATGTAAGCAGGGTGCGGACGGTAGAGTTCGGCACCAAGAATCTTGGGAAAATCATTATCGATAAACATCGATAGTGTCCGCAAGAAACTACAAATT